TCATTTTAGCATAATCAATCCATTCCGCTACATCTTTTGCTAAAAACAATAGATTTTCAAAATCTCCATACACTCTAAATCTTTTTCCAAAGATTTCTCTTTCATCAATTACTGTTAATTCTTTATTCATTCTTTTCCTCCACTATACTATTTTTATGCTGTTTCTTTGCCTGAATCCTTTTGGATTTGACTTGCCATTCTGCTCATTATTTTGTCCAATTCTTTCTGTATTCCGTGAACCTGTTCAACCAAATTAGCATACCCAACTCTGAATATTTCTTTTGATTCAAAGCTGTCGAATATTCCATATTCTAAAGCTATCATTAGACTTCTTACGCTTTCTAATTTGATTTTTACATCTTCCACTTCTGTAAATGAGATTTTTCCCATAAAATTTTCCTCCTAAAATATTTGTTTTTTAAGAGAATATATAGTATAATAGTATTGATGAGATACATTATACTATATGTCCTCTTTTTCGTTACGAGAGAGGGGACTTTTTATTTTGCTTTTCTTATAATAATTTCCTTTTTTTCTTTATTGTATTCTAATTCCACCTCTCTTTCCTCTTGAGTTACTTGCATATCTTCTAATATTTTTTTAGGCACTGATAACTTTGTATTTACATTTCCTGTACCTGTTTTTCCAAAAGATATTTTTAAAATTCTTTTATCCATGTTCTCCTCCTATTTCGTAACGAAACTATTATATAACAATCGTTCCGAAAAGTCAAGAACTTTTTTAAAAAAAATCACAGAATTTTTTACATCCTGTGATTTAAAGTAATTATTTAGCTGTTTTAGAGATTTCATCAATATCTACTGAATACCCTAAAACTTCTCCAACATCTTTGATTTTACCTTTTACAGTAATTTTATCCCCTTTGGAAAGTTCAGCAACAACTTTTTTCTGTTCATCATTTTTTATGAAGGCTTGTACACCTGTAATTGTAACTGAATCAGATGAAGGTTCGATTGTTACGTAATCACCTTGTGCGTCAATATTACCCAAGACACCTGTGATTTCGTAATCCTTTCCTTTATAAGTGTTTGCCGCTTTCATCGCATTCCCTTCTAAATCACTAACCAATTGTTTAGCCGTTACTTTTTCGTAAGTAACTTCCTTTTTAGGTTCTTTCTCTTTAGCTGTCGATGATTGAGTTTGATTACTTCCTGATTTTGCTGTATCATTATTTTTGTTTACAAAAGTTCCCAAAATTACAAGAACTACCAGTAAAATAAACCACCATTTTTTATAAAACGGTTTTTTTTCTACATAAGTTTTTCCGTCCTCTCCTGTAATCTTTTTCGCCATAATTTTTCCTCCTTAAAAATAGTTTTCTATATTATACACTATTTATAAGAAGAATTAAAGAATAATTTTAAATATACCATTATCCCAAACTTAAAAAACAAATATTTTAATTTCACAGTCATTATTCAATTGCCATTGTCCTGTATTTTTACATAAAAAAATCACAGCTAAATTAATAACTGTGATTATAAATATTTTTAATTGCTATTCTAACAACCCTTCCATGACTTCATTATGAAACTGCTCTACTTTTTCCGCTATTTCTAAAAATAGTTCTTCATAATCTGATTTCAAATCTCCTATTATAACACTTGTATCTATCTGCTGCATTGGTATCGAAACCATTCTATGTGTCCTAATATACGATAATCTAGTCAAGTTTATTTTAGGAAATTTTGACGGATCTATTTCTATATCGTATACTGGATTTACATTTATTCTGTTTGGAATAGTTGAAATAGGAAGAACTACATAATCATCATTTTCAGGACTTCTTAATACTAAAGCAGGTCTTGATTTTATTGAATTTCTATGTAATCTTGTATCGTAATATTGAGTTAAACATCTGACTATTTTTCCTACCATCAAACCACCGCTTCATAATCGTCAAATTCATCATAGTACATATCCCACACATAGTCATAAGGTCTTACTTTCTTTGCATCTTCTCTTATATCTTCAGTTTGAATTTTAATCCTTCCATTTTCTTCTTTTTTAAGCCCTTTTCGAGAATTGAGCCAAGAAATTTCCTTATGTGTTAATGCACTTAACTTCCACGATGCTAATGCTCCGTATTCTTGAATTACATTGTTTATTATGTATTTACTTTCACTTTTTATGTCTTCTGTTTCATAGTTTATTCCATCTGTTGTGTAAGAAGTTCGTACCTCTCTTGATACAGGTCCATACTTCCAGCCTTCAAACGTCTCATTAAAAAGAGGTTTATTTAAAATAGCAATTGTTTCCCTTTGGGAAAAATAAAGCAACTTCTGTAATTTCATTTCATCAATAATTTCTCCTGTCACTCTTTTATATTCATTAAAAATATATTGAGCAACATTTATTATTTTTTCCATATCGCTACCTCCTCTAGTTATCATTTGACAACTAAATTATATCTTAAAAGTAGCAAAAGTGCAACAAAAATTTAGAGTTTTTTTGACATTGTAAAGTAAAATATTACAAATCACAGTTATTATTTAATTGTCATTGACCTACAAAACTCTATTTCTTTTTACTAGATTTCTTAGTATTTTTCTTATCTCTTACTCTTTTTCTTGGCTTCTTAGTACTTTTCTTACCCGTTCTTTTACCGCTTCCGCCTTTTTTATTAGCCTTTTTAGCTTGTTTTTCAGCTTCTTTTTTCTTTTGTTCTTCTTTAGTTTGGGCAATTGCATTTTTCTCTGCATTTTCTCTTGCTCCAAGTTTCATTGCTGTGATTTCACAAGTATAATCGCCACTTATTTCGTGTGTTACCTTGTCAATTACATATTTACCTTCAAACTTTCCCCAGCTTTCATCAAGCTCAATTATTGCTCCTGCCAAATATTTAGTGCTTCCGTCAACATTTAAAGTTATTTGATACTCTTGTTTAAGATTATCTTTCAGGGTCTTTTTTGCAACTTTTTTTGGTTCTGTTTTCCCCCTAGTTCTAACTTTTAAGGTTCTAGTTCTTTTAGTCCTTGTTTTTTTATTTTCTGCTTTCTTTTGCAATTTTTCTTTTGATTCTTTAACTGTTTTTCTTTTCTTCATTTTAGCCTCTTATTTTTTCTTAGATTTAATCTTTTTAATTGGCTTTTTACTAGCCTTTTTCTGGCTTTTCTTGTTAGTTTTCTTACTGTCTTTACTTTTAGATTCTTTTTCTTCAGTTGTAACTTGATTACGCTTGTCAAGTTCTTCTTTTGTGATAATTTCCTTAACAACCTTTTTCTTGTCAGGATCATAATACGAAACTTCAACTTTATCGTAAATCTCTTTATTTTTCTTTTTTAAGCTGAAACTTCTAATCCGATAATCTTTAATGTTCAAAACTTCAATAGTATCATTCTTTTCCATTTCTTCATCATCAAAAATAATTATCTTGTCATCAGATACTTTCATATTCAAGCCAATCTCTTTTACAATTCGATTAACAAAGGCTAAATCCGTTTCCTGATTTTGGTCTAATCTCTCAAAAAACACATTCTCTGCATAAATCTCTGCATTCATTTCGTGTTTATTTGCAATCCGTGTAACAAGCTCTTTCAAAGTTATACTCTCCCAAGCGACACTATTTTTCTGGTCTCTAATATTCTGATCAAGTGGCAAAGCCAAGCACTTTAAAGTAAGTTTATGGTCTTCAAAAGTCGGCTCATCCACATAAAAAGTTCCCAAGTCCAAAAAATTAGTTTCATTTTCCAGCTCTTCGTGAATCCCGACGAGTAATTGAGCGTTCTCATCAGGATACCACTCTTTAAGCCAGCGATAATCTAAGTTTTCTAGTTCTATTTCCAAATCATCTATAGCATTTTTGGAATTGTCCGTGTAGTTAAGAGATGAAATAGAATGTGCTATCTCATCAGAAATATCAACTTTATTAAATATAACTATAACCCTAATACTTCTGGCAAATGCCATTTCTATTCACCTCTCTTCCACGGCGGCAAACTTGTATCATTATCACTTTCTTCAGCAATTTCAGGAATGATAATTGGAATATTTGCGTCAAAAACGGCGATGTCAATTAAAGCTAAATTACTTCTTATAAGGTCATGATAGTAGCCTTCACTTCCATAAACCTTATATGCTATCAAGTCCCAAGTGTCGCCCGAAACTGTTTTATACACTTTTACTTTCGCCATTATGCAAATGCCGTCCTTTCTTTTTTATTTCTAGCTTTTTCTAATGCTCTCATTACTGCTTTTTCAATTGCACTAGTGTCAGCATTCCCATTTACTGTTATGCTAATATTGATAACATCTCCACCACTTGAACCTTCATTACTTCTAAGTCCTGACATTCTCTCTTTTAGTCCACTAATCTTATCTCTAAAGCTATTTTTAGTTTCACGATTATTCAAGATTTGAGTACCACGAGGTAAATTCAATAACATTTCGTGTTCTGCTAGGAAGGCTGGTTTACCTGGCATTTGAATTAATTCAGCTCCACGTTCTGCTACTGTTGTAAGTCCTCCACTCCAGTAGTTAGTTCCTGCTGCATTTTTCCCGAATCCTAAAAAATTCCCAACTGCTCCAAGCCCTTTTGAAACCATATTTTTTAAGCCGTTCCATTTATCTGTAAAAAAACTTACAACGCCGCTAATTGCACTTTTTAATCCGCCAACAACTGCATCGAATGCTGATTTAATACCATCCCACACAGCAATTGCTGCACCTTTTATTCCTTCCCAAGTTGTTTTAAAGAAAGAACCTACTGCCGTTATTCCGGCTTTTATTCCATTCCATAATGCCATAGCAGCTGTTTTTATAGCATTCCATACCGCTATTGCCGCCGCCTTAATTGCGTTCCATACTGTTTTAGCAACATTTGCTATCGTTCTCATTTGCGCTTTTTGTGCTTCTACTCTACTTCTTATAAAAGAAACTATCGCATTCCAAACTGCCATTGCAGCAGCCTTTATTCCGTTCCAAACTGCCTTGATTGCTGAACCTAGTGCTTTAAATACCGCATTTACCATATTTCTAAACCACGAACATTTGTTATAAAGAACAACTAAAATCGCAACAACAGCAACTATTGCAGCGATAATAAATCCAACTGGATTTGCCATAAAAGCAACTTTCAAAGCTATTCCAACTGCTCTTACTGCTCCAATAGCTTTCTGTGCTCCTGTCGCTAAAAGTTGCATTCCTTTGGCGGCTCCTTGAACCGCCATACCTCCAACAGCCTTTGCTCCTGAACCAATTGCTTTTGCACCATTCATAGCACCACTTCCGACAAATTTAGCACCTTTGACTATTCCGCTACCCGCTATTTTTGCAACTTTTCCTGTTGCTTTTATGCCTTTAACCAATCCTGATCCAAGTGTTTTTCCTATTTTTAACCCAGATTGCCCTAATTTCTTCAGTCCGCTACCAATTTTAGATATTGTCGGAAATGCCGTTTTAAATCCTTCTGCAAAACTCCCAGCCGCTTTAAACTTATCAAATATTGAAATTCCTTTTGATATTCCACTAAAAACTGGTGCAAATCCTTTTGCTAATCCTCCAAGCCCTATTTTAAATGCTGCAAATCCAGCTACAGCTTTTAGAATATTTGCAGTTAATTGTGGATGTTTTTGTATTAACTGAGAAAATTTAGTAATAAGTGGACCAATCGAATTTGCAACTTGAACTAAACTTGGTCCTAATGCTGAACCTAAATCTACACCCATATTAACAATTCTATTTTTTAAAGTATTAAAAGAATTTCCCATTGTTTTCAATCTTTGATTATATTCTGCATCAACACTCCCTGATGTTTTCATTTTATCATGAGCGTTCTTTATATTTGTCCCAACTTCGTCAATATGTTTTGCTAACTCAGATGCTGATTGAATAGACTCTTTACCGAATAAATCTTTAAGTGTCGCAGCTTGAACATCCTTAGGAAGTTTTTTTATTCTTTGAAAAACATCAATTAATGTACCTTCTCCATCTTTTGTCATCCTTTTTGCTACATCTTCTGCATCCAATCCTAAAGATTTAAAAGCTGCCGCTTGTTTTTTAGTTGCTGATGTTCCAGCCATTAATCCTAACGAGATATTTTTCAATCCAGTTGCTGCAACTTCCGAAGGCACTCCAACCGATACCAAACTTGCTCCTAATGCTGCAACTCCTTCTTTAGAAATACCAGCCATTCCACCTAATCCAGCTACTCTGCTTGAAATATCAGCAATTTCTGGAGCTGTCGCCGCTACATTATTTGCCAAATAGTTAATCACATTAGCGTATTCCATTACTCCGTTTTGATCCAAATTTAATTGTGCTCTAGTTTTTGCTAAAAAGTTCCCTGCTGCTTCTGTATTCATGTCAAATGCAACTTTAATCTTAGCCGCGTCTTTAGTATATCTTTCCAATTCATCTGTTTTTATTCCTGCTTGAGATCCTGCTCCCGCAATTTGAAATAATTCTACTTGTGACAACGGACTGTTCTCACTAAAGTTTCTCATTGCTTTGTAAAATCCATCTTCCATTTTTTTAGAACTAAAATCAGCAACTTTTTTTAAGTCTGCTTGAGCATTTTCTAGATCAACTGCTAATTTGACAGGAACAGCCAAAGCTCCTGCCACTCCCATACCTTGCGCTATTTGTTTATCCCCGAAGTCTTTCATTCTCCCAATAGATTCTTGCCTAGCATCATATCTTTTTTGAGCTTCTTTCAGTTTATTCATTTTCTCGATTTCTTTTTCTACTTCCTGAACCTTGCTTCTATAGTTAGATAAACTAGCGCCTTCCGCTTCTATCTTACTTCTTGCAGCTTCAAACACATGCTGTTGCCGTTCTTTTTGCTTATTCAGTTTTCCAACATTTTTTTCTGCCTGTTCTATTTCCTTAGCCAGTTGTTTATTACTGCTTCCAGTTCTTTCGTATTCGGTTTTCAATTTTTGCAAATGTTCAGCAGCTTTTTTATACTCCGAATTAATTTTATTTAATCCGTCAC